ACTCCTATGTATTCGAACGAACAGATCCAGAGGCATTAGGAATTAGGGAACCAAGAGAACTGAGAAAAGCAGCTAAGGTCTTCGCATACAAAGTCACAAAGAATATCCAGCTCGCATACGACATGAATACGGAGGGAGGACAGCATTTGCTAACAATGCCGGACAACCAAAGAATCAAACTACAATCATTCCCGTTAAAAAACATCGACGATGAACGGACCTCAATCCTGGCAGCGCCTGCCACTTCGACATATGTTGTAGATAATAGTAAAATGCCATACAAGGCCGCAACAGGAACTCTAGATCTGCCAAATTACAACCGCAAACAAACATATCATAGCTCATATGCATGGTTCTCACAAGCGGGGTTGGCGGTGAAAACATATCTGAGCGACAGGTTCAACAATTGGTTGAATACCGAGTGGATCGACGGAACGACCGGGGGGATCAACGCAATCACAGCAGTAGATGTGAGTGACGGAAAACTTACGATGGATGCTCTAATCCTCCAGAAGAAAATCTTCAACATGCTGAATCGCGTAGCTATTACAGACGGCACTTATCAGGCGTGGAGAGAGGCAACATACGGGATCAGAAGCACAACGCTGCCTGAATCTCCTATCTTCTGCGGCGGAATGCAAAGCGAAATCGCATTTGATGAAATTGTGTCGAACTCGGCAACAGAAGAGGAACCGTTAGGAACACTTGCCGGACGAGGGGTTGCAACTATGTATAAATCCGGAAGGGGCTTGAAAATCAAATGCACAGAACCTAGTATGATTATGGCTCTGGGATCAATTACACCTCGAATTGACTATAGCCAGGGCAACAAGTGGTGGGCAAGATTACAGAACATGGATGACTTCCATAAGCCAACATTAGACGCAATCGGGTTCCAAGAACTGGTAGCAGAAGAAGCGGCTGCATGGACTACAGAGACCGTCGATAGCTATGACCACACATATCAATCACTAGGAAAACAACCGTCATGGATCGAATACACAACGGATGTGAATGAGACATACGGCGAGTTTGCCGCAGGAATGCCTTTGGCGTTCATGTGCCTGAACAGGGTGTATGAGGAAAACGAAGATGGTACAATCGCCAATGGTTCAACGTATATTGACCCTACGATATACAACAGTATATTTGCAGAGTCAAGACTGAGCTCGCAGAACTTCTGGGTACAGGTAGCATTCGACGTAACAGCACGCCGGGTAATGTCAGCAAAACAAATTCCAAATTTATAATACCATGAAAACAGCAAAGAGCAGAAAGGGAGGAATCAATGATCCAAGCCTTACCTACCAAGCAGAACCAAGAGAAGTGAAACTGAGAAAAATAATCAGTGGAGAATCCAGTAATATGGAAGACGGGGTATTCCCAACGATTTACACAGAGAAAAAAGACGGAGTACTACCCGAATATGACATAAGAACAGATCGATTTGAGGTAGCAATAGACGCGATGGATAAAATCAACCAGAGCATAGCAAACCAGATCGCGAAGAACAAGGGCGAAACTGAAAGTGTGAAAACCTTCGGGACAGAAGAGAAAACCGATCCCGAAAAGAGCTAAAGCAGTCGTATAAAGTTCTACTAAAAACCAAAGAGGGGGGTATTTTCTCCCCCCCTCTTTTAACCCTCGCAAATACATGTGACACAGGGCGGTAGACATTTATACATATATAACAAGAACATAAGGTATAAATTCTTTTAAGAAAAGAACGAAAATGGACTTTAAAAAACTACTGGAATTATTCGAAAAGGGAGGGAGTCTTATGAACTCTGGCTCGGGAATTATAGGTACCGCATCGGGAATTCTTAATATGCTAGGCGTGGGCAGGAAGAAGCAGATAAAACAGCAGAAGGAGATGGTGGAAAACGCAGCTCGAATAAATTACAAGTACGGAGAGATGGCTGCGAACAACGCATTTGAAAGACAGCAAGTGTTGTACAACAGAACCTACCAAGACCAAAGCTTCGCTAATCAAGTTGCACAAATGGATGCAGCGGGATTATCACCTGGCCTAATGTACGGTAAAGGAGGTGCCGGAGGTGGAGGAGCCGGATCAACAACAGGAGCTCCGATGGGGGCAACAGGAGCCGTGGGCTCAGGAACAGCGGCTGATCCGAACATGCAATTGCAGGCATTAATGTCTTTACGACAAATACGAATGAACGAACGAAAGAATGAGGCAGAGATCAACCTAATCAACAAGCAGGCAAAAGCACTCGAAGCAGAGGCAGGCAAGAACCAGGAAGAAACCCAGTCAATAATCGAGAAGAGAATATGGCAAGTAAAGCAAGAAATGTTTAGTGGATGGAAGAGCTTCATCGATACGGCAAACCAACTATGGGACCAAATGGTAAGGTGGCAGCCTACGGAAAAGGCAACAATCGACGGCAAGGAAATTGAAATACCTAAATACTTCGAAATAGAGGATGACAAATTCGGGAAAATCGTGTTCGGAGAAAAATCGTTTCAGGGTGACATGATGGAGGCCGAAAAACAAATCCTCGAGGGAACGGCGGCAATTAAAACTCTAGAGAGCATATACGCAGATGAAAAACTGTCGGCAGAAATTAGGAAGATAAATGCAGACGCGTGCAGTGGAATGGCTCAGGCGGCATACTATTATGCGGCGGGCGAAACCCAAAAGGCAGAAACAAAAATGCTCGAAGTGAAAAGGAGAACCGAGGAAGCAACCGCAGATCTGCGGGAACTCCAATACTGGACCGAAATTGCAAACACGATCATCAGGCTGGCACAACTAGTAGGAAACCTAGCGATCGGAGGAAAAACAGGAAAGTTGATCAGAGAGTATACAGAAAAAAAGATGAGCCAAACACCCCCCAGGAACTCATCAACAGTAACACAACACTACGATCCGGAAATGAATTTTAAAGGAGTAGATAAAACCGTAACAACGAAATGGTGAAAAAAATGATTTTAAAGGGGGAAAATTCAATTAAAAACAGTGTGCCTATATCCGAGTATCATAGAGAATCCAAGATACGCCAAATCGAATAAAAACAGCAAAGGAGTAAGGGATCGACGTCTAAGATGGATCCAAATTCCATGCGGATGTTGCGAAGAATGTAGACGCGCAAAAGCAAATGAGTGGAGAGTAAGATTAATGGAAGAAATAAAATCTAATCCTAAAAACACTATATTTGCAACGCTGACATTCTCCGAAGAAAGCCTAAAAAAACTAGAATATGACGAAAAAGAACCGAACAAAACACCTCGAAAAGCAATCAGTCTGTTCAGAAAACGATGGTGGAAAAAATATAAGACACCACTCAAACACTGGTTGATCACAGAGCTGGGACATGACAACACCAAGAGAATACATCTACACGGTATCATATGGACAAACCTAACAGAGGAGCAATTCGAAAAAGAATGGGGGTATGGTTGGGTGTTCTTTGGGTACGAAGTAGATGAGAGAACAATAAACTACATCGTAAAGTACATAACAAAAAGAGACGAAGATAACCCTGAGTTCAACGGAAAAATATTTACCTCAAAAAAAATCGGAATAAGTTACATAAACAAGTACACACTCAGGAGGCATAAATACCAGGACAAATTCACAGAAGAAACGTACAGAACGGAATCGGGAATAAAAATAGGGCTCCCAACATACTACAAGCAGAAAATATGGACAGATCAAGAACGCGAAGCCCTCCGGATCATAAAGGAGGAAGAACAAGTGAAGTACTACAATAAAACTCCTATCAAGGTAGAAACAATAGAACAATATAGGGAGTATGTAAACGCAGTAAAATATTGGCAATCAATCAAAAAGTATGACGGAAAAAGAAAGGAAAGAAATATGTAAAGGATATGCAGACCTAATCATTAAAAAGGAAAAGTTAATTCGCGAAATATGGGAAACAGAATTTGCAATCAGAAGAATAGAGAGTATATTGGCGCGGAACCGAATTTCAAAACCCACAGAGGCAGAGGAGACATCGGAGACAGATCCACCAGCCTCACAGAACTGATCGGTGTAGAAAGAGTGTCTCGACAAGACTTCAGATACGAGGGAACATTCTACGTGACAGAAGATGGGGAAACATATGACAAGGAATATGTGGATACTCATAAAGTACAAAGAACCGGCGTCAAATTCTTCGAGGTGAGTAACTGGATATACAACGAAAGGATAAATACGTACGAGCCTGTCATCAGAAGAATAGTAATGATCAGAAAAACATACACTCAACTATCACTAGACCTATGAATGAAAAAGTAAAGAAAATCGTAAAATGGATCGCGGTAATAGCAGCCGCGATCGGCGCGGCAGCCGCCGTGATCCTGGAACAAGGGTGCACTCACAAGCACAGCCTCAAAGCAAGTGGTGTCAAAATCGACACAATCGAAGTATCATCATCAACAAAAATTAAATGACATGAAAAAGAAATTCAGAGATCAGTTACTTACCGAGAGTAACAAAAGAGAAGACGAAATCAAAGACGTGAACCTCGACATCGAAGAAAGAGAGGTATCAGAAAATGGTCCATTCGTACTGGTTCGCAACAAGAAGAACAAATGGGTGATCACAACATGTGGCGCACTCGTGAACGGGAAAGAATTCGACACTAAGGAAGATGCTGAAGAACATCTGACTCAAAAAACATGGGAAGATATCCTGACCGCAGCACTCATATTCTTCTCACACGCAAGTAGTAAAATGAACACTCAAAAAAAATAAGTCATGAAAAAAACATTAGGAGGAGACAGAATTCGAAGCGAAAGCAAAATGGAAGTATATCTGCCTAATTTCGGCAGATCGTCTCACAACGTAGGAAAGATTATCCGAACATCACAAGCATGCGGCACAATCGTTCCTTATTGGTGCCAGATAGGTATGGATGGAACAACATTTTACCTCGACATCACAACGAAGGTAAAAACTCTACCAACAACCGGGCCTGTATTCGGAAGCTTCAAACATCAGATCGATGTGTTCGTAATTCCGATTAGACTCTACATTGCAGCGCTACATAATAATGCTCTAGGAGTAGGGTTGAACATGAGTAAGGTACTATTGCCGCAATTTCAGGTGTACACAGCTAATACATCGATTTACGAAAACGACACCAACAGAGGTCAAGTTAATCCTAGTTCACTGCTCGCATACCTAGGAATTAGAGGGTTCGGACATTCTAAAACTAACCAGTACTATCGCAGGTTTCCTGCAATATTCAATCTGGCGTATTGGGATATCTTCAAAAACTACTACGCCAACAAACAAGAAGAAAACGCATATGTAATCACCGGAATAGATCATAGTTGGAAGACACTCAGTATAGGAGATGGGGTTAAGTTGCTCAAGACATGGACGGAAAACAAAGCCGAAACATACAAGCTCACTCCGACAGCTGAAAGTCCGAGGTACATCATACTAGAGTTTGAGGAGAATGTCTCGCCCGAAGTGGTCAACGAGATCCAGTTCCTGACGAATATTCCCGACTCAACGCAGAAATTAAACCAGCTGACGAAACTCGGTAACTCCTATGTATTCGAACGAACAGATCCAGAGGCATTAGGAATTAGGGAACCAAGAGAACTGAGAAAAGCAGCTAAGG